CGCGCCGAGCGCCTGGAAGAGTGCGAAGAGCGCGCCGCCCGCCGCAAGGTCCGCGCCTACGCCGCCGAGTGGTCCGCCCCCGGCCCTGACCCCCTTTCGCCTGACAAGCGCGCTGCCCTGAACGGCGCCCTTGCTCAGATCGAGCGGGCCTTTGGCAAGCGGGCTGTCGTCCCTGCCTCTCGGATGGAGGCGGCCTGATGGCTCACACCGACTTCACCGCCCGCAATGGCGCCGTCATCGACACCTGGGGCGTGGCCTACACGCCTGCCGAGGCTGAGACCCGCGCCGCCGTCATCGCCTCTGTCGCCCTCGATCCTGCCTACGACGAGGACTTCGCAGAGGCCTGCATCACCCGTCTTGGCGAACTGATCCGAGCATCGCGCCAAGCCCAATCGCAACAGAAGGAAGCCGCCTGATGGGTTCCGTCGTCCCCTTCCGCCGCCCCGCCCATGCCCAGGAGCTGATCAAGCACACGGCGACGCTCAACTGGCTCGACCAGGACGGTGTCGCCCATCGCGAACGTCACGCCGCCTGGACCGCCCGCGAGGCCGCCCGCATGGCGTGGAACCGCGCCAAGTCGATGCGCATGGCTGGCGAGGCCCTGACCTTCCGCATCGATCATCGCTCGCAGGTGATCGCATGACCCTTCAACCCCTTTCCTCCGCAGCCAGAGCCGGGGCGGGTTCGTCCGCCGCAAGGTCCGCCAACAACGGCGCCCCGGATGGCTGGACCTTTCGAGCCCCCCGCCACGGCGACCTTGTGGGCTGCCCCTACTGCGCGAACCGCCTGACCGCCTGCTGCGACTACTGCGGCGACGAGGGCCAGCTGTTCGCGTCCGACATCAGCTATTTCGAGGAGAACCCCTATGGGTGAGCCCGCTATCCAGGGCGAAGTCGTCCAGGTCGAAGAGACCCAGGCGCCCGCCGTCATCAATCAGGCCGCCGCCATCATTTCGGTGATCGAGCGCGCCGCGACCAACCCCGACGTGGACATCGACAAGATGGAGCGCCTGCTGGAGATGCAGGAACGCATCCTGCAGCGCGACGCCCGCGCCGCCTATTCCGCCGCGCTGGCTGCCATGGCTCCCGAGCTACCCTCAATTGTCGAGCGCGGGGGCATTAAGGACCGCAGCGGCAAGGTGCAGTCCACCTACGCCCTGTGGGAGGACATCAACGACGCCATCAAGCCTGTGCTGGCTAAGCATGGCTTTGCCCTGTCGTTCCGCACCGGTCGCGACGACGGCCAGATCAGCGTCACCGGCGTCCTCTCGCACCGCGAGGGTCATTCGGAAGAGACGACCATTGTCCTGCCGCACGACAGCAGCGGATCGAAGAACGCGGTCCAGGCGGTTGGCTCCAGCACGTCCTACGGCAAGCGCTACACCGCTGGCCTGCTGCTCAACCTGACCAGCCGCGGCGAGGACGACGACGGGCAGGCGGGCGGTTCGGGCGCGGTCATCACCGACGAACAGGCCGACACGATCCGCGAGCTGATCGGCTCGACCGGAACCAAGGTCGCCGCCTTCCTCGACTATATCGGCGCGCCCTCGGTGGCTGACATTCCGGCCGACAAGTTCCAGGCCGCCATGAAAGCCCTGCTCGCCAAGCAGAAGAAGGCGGGCCAGCAATGATCGTCCAAGGATCCGCCGAGTGGCATCAGGCCCGCTTGGGCAAGGTCACGGCCTCCAAGGTGGCCGACGTAATGGCGCGCACAAAGAGCGGCTACGCGGCCACCCGCGCCAACTATGCCGCCCAGCTCATCATCGAGCGCCTGACCGGCCAGCCGACCGAGAGCTTCACCAACGACGCGATGCGCTGGGGCACGGAGAAGGAGCCCGAGGCTCGCCGCGCCTATGCCTTCCGCACTGACAACGACGTGGCCGAGGTCGGCTTCGTGGATCATGCGGCCATCAGCATGGCGGGCGCCAGCCCAGACGGCCTGATCGGTGACGACGGCCTGCTGGAGATCAAATGCCCGAACACGGCCACGCACCTGGACACGCTCCAGACCGGCGCGCCGCCAGCGAAATACGTCTCGCAGATGCTGTGGCAAATGGCCTGCACCGGCCGGCAGTGGTGCGACTTCGTTTCCTACGATCCGCGCCTGCCCGAGGACTTCCGCATCTTCATCGCCCGCGTCGAGCGAGACGACGACGCCATCGCCCAGATGGAAACCGAAGTCGTGGCGTTTCTGGCTGAGATCGACGCCCGCATCAACGAACTGAACGCGCGCTACGGCGCCCAAATGAAGGACGCCGCCTGATGTCGTCGCTCAACTCTGTCCAACTGATCGGCAACGTCGGCAAAGACCCCGACATCCGCACCCTCAACAACGGCAACCGCGTCGCATCGTTCAGCCTCGCTCTCTCGGAAAGCTGGCGCGACAAGGCCACTGGCGAGAAGAAGGAGCGCACCGAATGGGCCAACGTGGTCGTGTTCAACGACGCCCTGGTGAAGGTGATCGAGAGCTACGTCTCGAAAGGCGACAAGCTCTACGTCCAAGGCGCGCTCCAGACCCGCAAGTGGGAGAAGGACGGCATTGAGCGCTACACCACGGAGGTCGTTCTTCAGGCCTTCGGCGGCAAGCTGATCCTGCTTGGTGGGAAGCCTAAGAGCGAGACGCGCTCACGCTCGGATGACGACTATTCCTCGGGCTTCACGACCGGCAACAGGTCGAGCGGTCCGAAGGAATCCTACGACCTCAACGATGATATTCCGTTCTGATCATGGCCAGAGAGCGCTCTCCCATTTTCATGCAGCGGCGCGGGTCGTTCCTCGTGCCTGACGCGCCGATCGACGGCGAAATGCTGGACGCCTTTCCGACCAGAAAGAAGCTCCGCGTCGCCATCACCCAGCCCCGATCCATCCCTCAGCTTCGGCTCTACTGGTCGATGCTCCATCTGGTCGCCGACAACATGTCCACTGAGATCACCAGTGAAGCCCTGCATGAGTGGATCAAGATGCGCTGCGGCGTGTCGGTCGCGATCCCGCTGCGCAATGGGCAGGTCGATCACGTCCCCGGCTCAATCGCCTTCGACAAAATGGATCAGGACCAGTTTGGGCGCTTCTTTGAACGCGCTGCAACTCTGATCGTCACCCACTTGATCCCCGGCCTCGGCAAGCCCGCGCTGATCCGCGAGGCGAACCTCATGCTTGGAGTTGCCGCATGACAGTCCTTCGCGTCATCGACTTTGAAACCACAGGCATGGAGCCACCGGTCGCCCAGGTTGTCGAAGTCGGCTACTGCGACCTCTCGCGTAATGACGACGGCGTCTGGTCCGTGGGCCAGCCGGTTTCGTGGCTTTGTGGCGTTCCGGCTATGCCGCCCGAGGTTCGCGCGGTCCACCACATCAGCCTGGCCGAAGTCGCCGGGTTGGCTCCGTTCGATCCCAGGTCAGTCGTCGCCCCGCACTGCGCCGCCGTTGTCGCGCACAACTGGGCTTTCGAGGCCGCTTTCCTCGGCGACCAACAGACGCCCGCGATCTGCACGCTGAAGGCTGCCCTTAGGGTCTGGCCCGACGCTCCGAGCCATTCGAACAGCGTCCTCCGCTATTGGCTGGAGGATCAGGGGCTGCTCTCGCTCGACCACGAGATGGCCATGCCGCCGCACCGGTCCGGACCCGACGCCTATGTCACGGCGCACATTCTCAAGGCCCTCCTCGCGGCCGGCGCCACCGGCAAGGACATGGTCGCGTGGACGAAAGAGCCGCGCCTGCTGCCCACCTGCCCGATCGGCAAGTTTCGCGGCCAGAAGTGGGCCGACGTCGAGGCGGGATTCCTGAACTGGATGCTGGCCCAGGCCTCGATGGAGGACGATCTCAAATGGAACGCCCGCCGCGAACTTGAGCGCCGGAGGTCGCAATGACCCCCGCCGTCCAGATCGAGAAGCGCCGTCCGCTGACCCGCGCCGAGTTCGGTCAGCTGATGATCGACCAGGAGGGCCGTTGCGCCTGTGGCTGCGGCGAGAAGCTCCAGCCCATGACCGAGGGCGTCATAGACGAGCACCTGCGCGCCCTCGCCCTGCTGGGCACCAATGCCCTCGAAAACCGCGCCCTCTACCGCAAGCCCTGCGCCCGGAAGAAGACGGACGAACAGGACACGCCCCGCATCGCCAAGGCCAAGGCCCAAGGCGGCGAAACCGGCCAATACGCCCGCCGCCAGAAGCGCGGCCACGGCTCCATTCAATCACGCGGCTTCGACAAGACCCGGACCAAGCGGTTCGACGGCTCTGTTGTCGCGCGCCCTCAGAAGGCCCACGACCATGCCTGAATCAACCAAGAGCCCGGCAGGGGTGCTGGGGGCTATGCACTCCGTCCGCGTGTCCGCGCCGGTTCTCCATCGACTGTCTGCGCTTCTGGCTCAACGCGACGACTGCGCGCTCAGGTCGGGTTGGGGCCGACACATGTGGGGCTGGTATGTCGAGCCGCATCCGGACGGTGGCGTGATCGTTGTCGCGACTGACGGCCATGCTATCGGCGTGATGATTGACCGCAGCGGACACGCTTCAACCGGTTGCTTCATCTATGCGACTGAGGGGCTGAAGGCCGCGGTTGCGCCGCCCAAGCCGGTGATTGTTTTCAGCGAAGGCGACTCCTGGCCGATCGATCCTCGCGACATTGAGGTTCCAGGCGAGGTTTACGCCACGTCGGTTGGTGTTTTCGTCCAGCACTCCGGCGACTACGAAGACGAAGCCAATCAGTTCTCGCTCTACGCCGAGATGGCCGAGCATGGCTCTGTCTGGGCGGGCGGCTATCGGCTGATTGCCGGGTCAATGAACTGGCGCCGCATTCCCGATGCTTTCACGCAGCCAGAGCCATCCACTGTCTACCTGGACCCGTCCCTCTTGGCCCGCTTCTCTCGCGTTCGAGATCAAGGGTGGTTCGTCTACACGCAGGCCGATCGAGACGCGGTCTATCGTGTGTCGCACCCGCTGGAGGCCGACTTTGTCGGCTTCATCATGCCGTGCCGCACTGAGAGCGTTCCGGCTCCAGCGTACCCCGACTGGTTCCAGGCCTCCCGCCGTGGGGGTGAGGCATGAGCGCCTGGGAAAGTGCCGGCGAAAGCAACGAGTGGTACACGCCGCCGCACG